ACGGCCTGGAGCGCGCTGCGGTATGCGTCGATGGACGCATTGACCTGCTTTTGCGCGTCGGCTTGTGCCTTGGTTTCGGCGGCAATGACGGGTTGTTTTTCGAGCAGCTTCGCCTGCGCTTGCGTCAGCCCGTCAACGTCCAGCTTGCCGCGCTTGAACATGTCTCCCAGCTTCTCCCACTCCTTGTAAAAGTCGGGGCTCAGGCCGGCCATCTTGGCGAGCGCGGACAAGTCATCGGCCAACAGCTTTGCCGCCGCGCGCTGGGCCTTCATGCCTTCGGTGTTTTTCTCGGCGTACTTTTCGCGAATGCTGGCGATGCGCTGCTCCAATTCAGCCTGTCCAACGCCAGCCGCCACCGCCTCGTTGGTGGCCTTGGCAATCTCGCGCTCCATGCGCGCGCGCTTGCTCAGGTATTGCTCGCCGGACTTGTCAAACTCAATTCTCGCGGCGAGCTGTTTGTTGCGCTCCGATTCGGCCTCGGCACCACGGCGCAGCATGCGCTCTTGCTCTGCCAACAAATCAATTTGCTTGCGCAGCCCTTCATTGCCCTTTTCCCACGCTGCCCGCGTGCTGGGCATGTCATTGATGGGCCCGCGCTGCATGCGCTGATCGAGCGTCTCGCGCAGGCTGGCGAGCTGGCTGGCGCCGGTTTCGGCGCGCCCAACATTGAGCATGGCGTCCCACGCCTTTTTTGCAGCGGAGGTGATGCCGCGCCATGCGCTTTCGATGTAGCCGAGGTTTTGCTCAATCGTCTTGCTGCGCGACTCCATGGCCGTGTTGAGCGCGTCCATGGCCACCCTGGACGCATCGGCAGAGCGGCCCTGTTCATCGAGGGCTTTGATCTGCTTGTAAACGCTGTCGGTCAAGAAGTTGGTGCCCTCATTGAGTTTGAGCACGGATGACAGCGGGTCTTTCTGCAGGCTGGCGAATTGCTCTGCCGTCTTGGCGACAGATTGGCCCGTGGCCTTTTCCCATTCGATGGCGGTTTGCGCGTACTTTTCCAGCATCGCGCCGCCGCGCACGCCCTCGGCAACGAACGCGGCCAGCGTTTCGGCGGCTTTCGATTGCGTGCCGGCCACGGAAGAAATCGCGCGGGCGTACTGCCCGAGCTGCCCAGCGGTCACGCCGCTGATGTTGCCGGTCGTGACGATGGATTTGACGAACGCATCCTGCTCCTTGCTGCCCTGGTTATAGGCAAGCGCAATTGCACCCACCGCAGCAGCTGCGAGGGTGAACGGGTTAATGAGGCCCAGCACGTAACCACCCAACGCGCGCGCGGCAGCACCAACGCCGCCAAACATGTCCTTCAGCTGGCCGCCCTGCTGCATCAGCACGGTCAATGGGCGCTGCCCGCCTTGCAGGGCAGTCACGATGTCGGTGAACTGCGCAGGCACACCGCGCAAAGCCGCCGCCGTTGCCTTGGCAGACATGCCCATTCCATCCAGCGTGCCCGACGCCGCCTGGTGTGCCGCCTCTACCTTGCGCAGCTCGGCCAGGTAGGGCTGAAATTTGCTGGCGTCAAGGCCCTTGTCTGCAATCTTGAATTCAAGTTTCTCGCTGGCCGTTTTGCCGAACTGCTGCAGCTCCAGCGTGGACTTGCGGATTGAGTCGCGCATCCGCGCCTCGGCACGGGTGAACTTCTGCGCGCCGGTTTCTGCTTTGTCGCCAATTCCATCTACAGCTTTTCCGGCTTGTCCGGCAGATTGGCCGACACCAGCGGCCATCGATTCGGCTTTGCTGCCGACACGATCAAGCGCACTTTCTGCTTGACTCGCATCAACAACAACCTCGCCTTGAATCTTCAAATCGGCCACTAGGTCAATCCTTTTTGTTCAGCTCACTCAGGGCGCCGTACTCGATCTCGCGCAACGCGTCGAACAGCTCGCGCCAGTCTTGCGGGCTGTCTGCCTCGCGGTCGAGAAGCGGGTAGGCGGCCTCGTAGCGCAGGCCGACATAACCGCCGAAACCGACGTTCCACTGCGTGGTGAGTTGCGTGAACAGCCCAAACGCGCGTGCGTTTTCGGGCCAGATTTCAAACATCGCATCGCCGCCCGCGCGAACGATGGCGGCGATGAATGCATTGGCTTTGTCCTTGTCGCTGGCGCCGCGTTGATAAAACGCTGCGCCAGCGCCGATCAGTTTCCCGAGCGGCCTTCGGTGATCGCCAGTCGGTAGGCGTCGATCAGCGCCAGCGCAGCGCCTGGGTACTCGTTGCACATCTGCTGTACGGCGTCCTTGCTGAATTCGACGTCCAGATTCCAATCTTCCATGACCTTCATCAGGTACTCGGCATTGGTGTCCACCGTCTTTTCGAGCGCCTCTTTCAGCGACAGCTTCACGTCTTCATCGCCCTGGCCTTTGGCAGCCACGCCAGCGCCTTCAAGCAATTCATCAACGAACGCGCCGAACTCGGTTCGGGTGCGATAAACGAAGGTCGCTTCAACAGCGCCCTTGCCGCCCTCTGGCAGGTCGAATTGCACGGTTCGCTTGAAGTTTTTGGGGCGTTTGCCCAACACGATTTTTGCCATTTCTTGTTTCCTTTCGCGGGGGGTTAAAAACGCCCGTGCCCGACGCCGCCGCTCCCCGCGAAGGAAGCGAACGGCGCCGGGCCGGTGCGCGGGATGACGCTTTAGGCGTCGTAGGACATGGTGCGGCCCAGGAACGTCAGGGCCGCGTCAACAGTGTTGACCTGGTTGTTGTTCAGCTTGGGGAACTCGCTGACGGTCAGGTAGCCCCATCCGTACTGCACGGCGCCACCAGACAGAACCTGCTTGAATGCCACTTTGGACAGTGAACGAGAAATGCCGACCATGGTCTTGTAGGCCGGCGCGGTGGCATCGAAGCCGAGCGAGAGCGTGATGCTGGTGGCGTTGAAGCCGGTCGGGATGCGGATGCCGTTGCGCTTTGCCAGCGGGTTGACGTCGGTAAAACGCGCGTCGCCGCCGCTGGCGCTGATCGTCAGCACTTGCGGGATGGCCGTCCATGCGGACAATTTTTGAGCCGAGCCGCCGCCGGAGCCGGCGGGGAAAAACGACGTGTTGGTCGAATCAAGGCCGAGAATCCTGAAGCTGTTGGCGTCAACAGATTCGATCTTGTAAACCGAATCGGTCGCATCTTCCCAGCCGCTGGAAAGCATGATCTCGTCGCCAGTCGTGTAGCCGTGCCCGGTGCAGGTGGCAACGGCCGGATTGGCGTTGGTGATCGCGGTGATGGTCTTGGCTGCGGCCAGCGTGTTGGAAAACTGCTGGCTGGAACCTTCGGGCAAGCTGTATGCCATGGTTGGTTTCCTTTCAAGGCCCGCAAGGGCACAAAAAAACCCGCTTCGATCAATCTCTGCGGGCGGTGGTGGGAGCCCTTTGCGGGCACAAAAAAGCCGCCCGAAGGCGGCTCAGTTGCTCTTTGCGACCGAACTAGCGGGCGCTCCAAATCGAATAGCGCTGAATCGCGCCGTAAAGTCCGGTGTCTTCCTCGTGAATGGATGCCGGCTCGCCCTCTGGCGTGGCGACGAATGCGGGTGATGCCGTGATCGCCGCTTCAATCGCTCGCGCCAGCGTGTTCGCTTCTTTGCGGGTGGCTGACCAGACGTTGATCTGCATCAGCGTGTTGCGCTTGTCGATGGGCGTGTTGGCCAGCGTGTAGCGCGATTCACCGCCAAGGCTCTGCCACGTGACGTAGGGCGGCGCAACGTCCTGCGGTGCAATGTCTGGGAACGTCTGCGCACACTGCGTTTTGAGCAGTGCAACAAGATCAACTTCCATGCCCGACCTCTTGCAAATACCGCTCTTTGATCGCCTGACGAACCTGCGTCCTTGTCTCCGTCACGGCCTTGCCGATGAATGACCGCGCCGGTGCCTTGCTGGTGCCGAATTCGACCATCGCGCCATATGGGGCCTTGTCCGCATTCCAACTGATGTGATACGTGCTCACATCTTTATAGCTATTGGTCTTGCTGAAAACCTGATAGATCGAGTCGCGCAAGTTCCCAGGCGCATAAGGCCCATAGACCTTGTGCGTGCCGTAGAACTTGTGCGGCTTCTTGGACACCGGCGCATTCAGCCGCGCCGCGTCATAGATGATCTGTGTGCCTGCCTGCGCTGCTGGCCTGGTGGCTGCGTGGAGCTTATCCAACTCGGCGCGCAGCTGCTCTTTGAACGCGGTGACGTTCATCCGTACAGCCATGCCCATGTCAGTTCACCACTTCGCACACAAGATCAACGTATCCCCGCCCGCCCACATCCGGCATCACTGCAACGATGTTGAACGCCTGCAAGTTGTGCGTCAGGCGCATTCCAGCCGTAATTCCGGCCCTGTAGCGCACGCGAATGGATGCCTGCACCACAGACACCGGCGCACCTGCCTTGATGCTTTCTAGGCCCGATTTCATGCGAATGTCAGCCCACAGCGTGGCTACATCCGTCCAGCCGGGGATGGGCTGTCCTAGCTCGTCGACAGATTGCGACGGGCTCTGCAGCGTGACGCGGCGATTGAGGCGTCCGGCTTGCATCATGCGTACACCTTGAACGGCTGCAGCAAGTGGTCAGCGCCGTTGGGCAGCGCGGCCACAGATGCGCCCACCACAACGTCTTCGCGCTGCGCGTAGAGACTTCCCACGGTCAGCAGCACGGCGGCCTTGATCTGGTCGTTGACGACGATGCCATCGAATACTTGGCGGTACGCCACCAGGGCGCGCATGTAGGCGTTTTCTGCGGCCTGCAGGGCTGCGGCTTTTTCGTCTGGGTCGGTCAATGCTTCCGCAGCGGTAACGGCGGCCTCTTTGGCGGCAGTGGCGGCGGTGAGCGCAGCCGGGGCAGCAGCCATCGCAGTCTGCAATGCCGTGTTGTCGGCGTACACGCCCCTGTCCATGGCCTTGATGGCGGCATGCTCTGCGGCGTTGATGTAGAGGTCGATCAGGGCGTCTTCATCTGTGCCGTCAACCCGTAGGTGCAGCTTGGCCTCGGACAGTTGGACGAAGCTCATTTGTTCTCCGGCGCGGCCTTGTGGGCCTTGTTGCTGGGCGGCTTGGATGCCTTTTCTTTTGGCGCTCCGTCCGTCGCCCAGCCTTCGGCCATGGCAACGGCGATCATTTCTTGATCGTTGGCATCGACCTCCTGCCCGGTCACGTAGTCCGCGCGTCGGCAGCCGCCGTGCCAGTAGGTGAAGTCTTGTTTGATGGTGAGTTTCATGGGAGTGCCAAAAGAAAAGGCCCCGAGGGGCCTTGGTTTTAGGACGCTGCGATCTTGAGCAGCTTGATTGCCTGGGTGTTGCGCAGCTTGCCGCCCACGCGCTTGCGCACGTAGAACTTGACGAAACCAGGGGTTGTGATTTCGTCACGAGTGATGCGCATGCCAACGCGGTCGGCGATCAGGTAGCCTTCCTTGAAGTCGCCGAAGGCCAGCGGGAAAGCGCCCGCGCCGACTGCTGGCATATCCTCGGCTTCGGTAATGCCGAAGCCCATGAAGGTCGCAGGCTGGCCAGCAGTCACAGCACGCTGCCACAGATACTGGTTCGTCGTGTCCTTGTACTTGCGCAGCGCGGCCAGGACCAGCTTGGAGGTAACCCACTGAGCGTTGTTGCGGTAGCGGGCGCGCAGCGAGTACACCAGGTCATAGAACACATCGGCACTGGTTGGCAGCGCGGCAGATTGGCCCGATGCGATGTACTGCAGCGTGCCGAATGCGCGGCTGGAATCTGCGGTTGTGACGGGCGTGGGGCCTGCCAGGAACCCGGTGGGCTTCTTGGTGCCGTTGCCGCTAATGAACGCCACGCCTTCGCCTTGCGCGATGGCTTCGGCAGCAGAGCTGACCAGCCAACTTTCCACATCGAAGAACAGATCGTCAAGCGACTCTTCGGACGCCTGGGGCTTGGCAGAGGCCATGCCGAACGTGGGCGCGACTTCTGCCAGGTCAGGCGTGTTGGTTTGGTTGCGGGTGTCGGTTTCACCCAGCCACTCGAAACCAGCGCCGTTGACGTCGAACAGTTCCTTGTAATCAGGGCTGCCGACAGTGCGAACGGTGGCAATCTGGCGGATCGGCGAAATGTCCACCGACAGGCGGGCAATCTGGCGCTCGATGATCTCGGGCAGTGCGAAGCCGCCAGCGGAGCCGGTCGAGGTGACGGTCTGCGTGGCGCGGGTTTCGCGGCCATCGCGGTTTTTGGCTTCCAGTTGCTTCGCTGCGGCGGCGGCCTTTTGCTGGCGCTCGTGATCGTTGGGCGCGCGCATCCAATCAAGGAAGGCATGGCGGTATTCCACCGCTTCCTTGCTCTCGCCTTCTTGGCGACCAGCCTCACCGGCACCAGGGCGGGCCAGTTTGGTTTCCATCTTCTCCAGCTTGGTCTTCATCTCGCCCAGGCTGTCGATATGGGCATCGATCTTGGCGAGTTTGGCGTCGAATGCTTCGGTCGAGGCGCCGGACTTCACGGCCTCAATGCGGGCGTCGTTGGTCTTTTTGTATTCGTCGAAGGCCGTGGCGATCTTGTCCAGGGCATCGGCCACGGACTTGAAGCTGGGTTCGTCGCGCTTTTCGTAAGCGCCGACAGCTTTGGCCTTGGCCGTGAATGCGGCCATGTGGGCGGCCATGACGGCCAGGAGGGAGAGCGATTTACGCATGATGGTGCTTTCTTAGGATGTGAGGGAACGGAGCAGCCGGTCGGCTGCCTTCATTGCCACGGCGGTCGAATTCGCAGAATCACTCCGCTCTTCTCCCATCCGCATGACGCGAGACACAAAGGCCGTCGCGTCGCTTTTGCTGAACCCGGCATCACGCAGGGCTTTTTCAGCATCTTTTGGAGTCGCCATTTCGTCGGCAGACTTCACATTCGTGACCCGCGCCTTTTCGTTGGCGGGGAAGGTGACCAGGGAGACTTCCCACAGGTCAATGGCCGTGAGGGTGCGCACTTCCGTTTCACGGTCATACGACCATTCCTTTGCCATGAACCCGATGGAGAGGCCATTCAGCGCGCCCATCTTGAGCAGCGCGTGTGCCTCTTTGCCCTTCACCGTTTCCATGGCGAGCTGGCCTTTGATGCGCAGCCCCTTCTCGTCCTCGACCATCTCCGTCCAGACGCCAATGGGCTTGTCCGCGTCGTGCTGCCAGAGCATGGCGGGCATGGTTCCGGCTGCCTTGTGGTCTTTCAGGGATTGAATGAACGCGCCCTTG